ACTCCAACTCAAAGTGCATTATCGCCTTCCACTTGGGGGCAATGCCCGAAGCAACCAACGCCAAGACATCCCTCGTTTCAAGATTGAAGAAGGGGTCAACCTGGACGCTCAACTTCATTATCGCACTTTTCTCCTCCTGGATGGGGAAGCGAGTGTCAAGGTATTGCTGGGCCAACATCGCCTTGGAAAAGGTCGGAGCCAACTTAATCTCTGCGGTCAACTCCGCATCGGTGCGCATCTCAAAGTTCTGCGGATAGCGAACCGCAGGCATCTTCCAGGCATCCCCATAACGCATCCTCCCAATCGTGTCCATAGCGAACTCGTAATCGGCAAAGATGGTGTTGGCAAAGCGGAGCAGGAAGGAATACAGCTCCTCCCGGTCAATGGCCTTACCGGTGGCGGTCTCACGGCCCGAAATCTTCTCGTTGTTCATTACATCAATGGACAACAGCTCAAAGGCCATTTGGATATTGGTAATGACTTGCTTGTTTAAGAAGTCAAGGATTTGCGGATCCAACTCAATGAACCCGGCAGGAGGAATGTTCACCTTGGTCTCCACCTCGGTGGTAAAGCGGTTCGGGGTCTGCACCTGGTACACAGACATCGGCCCGAACATCCGCTTCGTGCCAGAGCCTCCGCAATTAGAGCAGGCAATGGCCACTTTCTCCTCAAAGCCTAACGCCTCCTCAATCTGCCCAGAGCCATTACACTTGTCGCACTCATCCACATATTCCCACTTCTGCAAGAAAGCGTGGCTGAACTTGGACATCTGCAAGGTGCTGAAATCGCACACGGCTTGGTCCAAAGCAGGGATGGCAGGGGTATAGAAGGATTGAAAATAGTAATCGCCGTGTTCCTGCACCGAAATACCTCCAAGCCTCGTGCAAGGCAAATAGCCGAGGTTGTGGCGATAGTAGAGGCCAATCTCAAACTCGTAATCGCCCTTCTTGCCAATTTGCTTGGCTATCTGAATCTCGTTCTTGTCAAAGATGTAAAATACCAAGCCTTCGTCCGTCTTGGTGCGCCCGTGTTCAACCTCGGAGCCGTAATCAGCCTTTAGGAAGGCATACTCGCCCTCCTTCCATCCCCACACTCGCTTGGAGTGAAAGCAATGGGCCACGGGAGTGGTTTCAACGGTATCGTTGAAGGTGCCGTCCTCAAAGTATTGAAGGTCGGTAGGCATAACGGCCAAGACCGCATTGGGGTCGGTCAAGGTCATAAAACTCACAATCTGCTGGAAATAATTCTCCAACGAGCCAAAGCGAGGATAGTCCTCGTTGAAATACCTTTCTTGGGAAGCGTCCTCAAAGCGAACCTCGTAATTCTGCCGGTTCCACACTCGCCCAGCGATGTTTACGGCCTTATGGAAATAAGGCACCGTGATGGGCTTGTAGATGTTCTTCCGATAATTGAACTCGTGAGGGAGTTCGTTGGGGGCTTTCTCCCGGAACAGCTTTTCGGGGAAGGCATCGTAATCGGAGTGAATCCGAAGCCTCATCTCCATCTCCACGCAAGACTGATAGGTCGGGTAGAAATCGGGGATATAGAACTTGTCAGACTTTTTCTTAACCTCGTACTTCTTGTACTCCGTTATGATTTTGTCTAACAGGGGGAGAATTTCCTCTGTTGTCATGGCTATCGCTTTTTACCGCCTCTGCATTTGCACATTGGGAATGGTTTTATGCTCAAAATTAAGGTATAATTCGGGATTTGCGAATGCCAATAAACGCCAGCGAATTAATGAATCAAGGTGTAAACATCGTCATGCCCAAGGCTTTTGTGGAAGCGATACCCTTTCTCGCTCAGGAAAGACTCAATCTTCCCCCTTGACTCATAGCCGTTATTTTCTATCAAGAAAATGCTTATTTCGGTTTTGCTGAAATCAATGCCTTGAAGGACCTCGTACTCTGAACCCTCCGTGTCAAGGGAGCAAAAGTCAAATTGATAAAGTTCGCATTCGTCCAATATGTCCTGGACCGTCCTGACAGACACGGTGACATCTACGACTTGGGCGTTTGACTCATTGGCTTCCCTATGAATCCTGTCAAGATGCTTTTCGTGTAAGCTTTGCTTTAGACCCGAAATCATATTCAGGCCGTGATATCCCCCCAATATCTTGGTGAATTGAGCCGTGCCAAAGTAATTTGAAACCGCCACATTGAAGAAATCATTCTTGTCGCTGCGATTGGCCACCAATTTAGCGTATTCCTCCTCCATAGGCTCAATCAAAACACCCGTCCAGCCTCTTTGAACCTCAAAGAAATAGCTATTTGAAAGGTCAACCCCATTGTGGCTCCCTATGTCCAAATAGCGGCCATTGCGCTTTCCGCCAAGAAAATTGTCAACGAACTCGTCCTGCCCTACCTGTGAGTGATACATTGCTAACTATTTATGATGGTTTGTTTAATCTTTGAGTAAATCGTGTATTCATTCGCATATTTACGAACCCAATCGTTCATTTGGGGCAGAAGGGAATCGTAATTCACCGAAGATACGATGTGTTCAATCTCAGCCTTTGCGAAGGATGCGTTGCGATAAGATTCAAGGCGAATGGCGAAAGGGATATGCTCGTGGATGTTTCTGGCACCCACATAAATAGGGATGGTTCTACATAGAACAGCGTCAATAATCTTGTCGGATATGTAATCATCCCAAATGCTGTTCTCCATACACACCGAGAGCTTGTAAGGAATCAAGCCATCGGCCTTGTTGCCAAGACTCCCCTTGCATCCAGGCACATCCAAATCCCTCCCATAAACATCAACCCATCCGCAAGTCGCAAGTGCCTTTGCCATATTGTGTCTAAACGAGTAAAATCCGTGAGAGAAATTGCTCGTCACCATACTTATCACTCTTCGCTTATTTTGCTTATCAAGACCGTCCAGATAATCGGTCAAATTGCCCTCCATCTGATAAAGCATCCCGCAAGGGAAACCAACGATATTGCCGTCTATGTTGTAGGCGTGAGGCTCCGTGCAAGTGTAAACAACGGAGCAGTATTTGCCTATCTCTTTGTCAAAAAACGATGAAATGGGCGGTTCTTGGATGAATCCTATAACTCTCTCTTTCGGCACAAGAATCTCCTCGCCAACTTTGTTGTTGAAAATAAAAAGCCATTCGTATGAGTCATCGTCAACAAACTCAATGCCGTCAGATTCGCTATAAAGAGATTGCTGAATGATTATTTTAGACAAGGACGCTGAATCCGTCCAATTACAAATTGCCTTTACCTTAATGCTCACTTTTCGCTTTGTTTAATGGTTAACCCTGTATAATATCTCTTCAGCAACTATAAATCGCTCACACAAAGATTGGAGTCTGTTTACCATATCAAAGTCCTCGCCATTCCTATTGCTGTCAAACAAAATTGGGAAGTCCTTTCTTTTGTAGCAAAAAGATATTCCGACATTTGAGAAATACATACGAGAATCTTCCACCCTTGGTATAACCGACCCGTCAATGTATCTCATTCTAAAAACAACGGCATCATGCCCTTCGTACTTGTTAAGCAAGACATCAACATAAGACTCGTCCAGGCTATCATCGTCATCAAGAAACCCAACCCATTCCGTATCAACGGCCTTTATGCCAAAATTGCGAACAAGGCCAGCCATTCCGTGAACATCGTCCCTTGTGCCTGTTTTCTCAACCTTTAGGCACCTAACCCTTTCATCGTTAAAAGAAGGGCCATCAACGCCATCATACACAATAACGCATTCCCAATTAGGATTGCTTTGTCGTATCAAAGAATCAATCGCCCGATGAATTGTGGGCCTGTTTACGGATGGAATCACAAAGGTTATGCCTTTCTTAACGCTCATTATCGCAAGTATTTTCTGGTTATGTATTCCACTTCATCCATAGGCGTTTTACCGTCAATTCGCCACTTATGCGAAGTTATTGGGTTTTTGTGCCTCATTTCGTAATCGCAACAAAGCCAAGGTTGCTCACCATACAAATGCGCCCATAGATAATCAAGCCCCCAGCCCGACTTAGACTCTTTCATATAAGGAGCCACGACATCATAAAAGTCCCTCTTGAATACAGGAACCATAATCTCAACGAAAGGAACCCGATGCCATCCCTGCCGTTTGCGCTTAAAAAGAAATTCGTGTGAGCCGTAAGAATCGTCCGAAAGGCTTAATTGAAAGAACTTTCCAGGAGAATTATCTATGGCACGCCTTAAATCAAAATAGTTAAGAGCCACATCGTGAGGCTGATACACAACCCATTCGGCGGAAGGCTCCGGCTTGTAATAGTCCATAAACTCGCCATAGCCACGAGTTATACCTATGTATGGCGAATGATAGACATGAATCCCGCATACCTCAAAGACATTTGAATCGCCATGCTCATTGGCCTTAATGACTTGAATCACGCAATAGAACTTTGAAAGTTGTTCTTCATTGTCAAAAGATTGCCGTTGCTGGTCACATGGATGTTTTTTTTGCGATAAAACATTACCCTTTCTTCATCGCTGTGTTGAATAGAGTCAAGGCCGTTGTGAAATGCTGTTTGTTGCCTGCCTATCCGCTCAAGTCTTTCGTAAAACTCAACATCTTCATATCCCCACCCATTTGCCAGCTCATTATACCCACGCACAGCGAAAAAGTCATCCCTCCAAACCATACAACTGCCAGAAGCCCCTGCCCCAAGATTCATGTTGCCATTAGCCCATCCGCAAAGAAAATTGCCCGGATTCAGCACTTTGCCTTTATGATAGTTTATGAAGACATTATTGGTCATAATGGTATCGGCATCCACGAACAAAATCACATCCGTTTTTTCGGATATAGCCATAGCCCCTATGTTCCGGGCTTTGCTCAAATTAAAAAACGGGTCATCATTGTCGGCCCTTACCGCTCTGACCCTTGGGTCGCAAAGGGATTCAACATAGGAAAAGCAATCGTTTGGGTCATTATAGTCAACCACTATAATCTCATAATTACCGCCTTCTTGAGCCATCCATCCAGGCAATGTTTGTCTTAAATGATGAAGTCTGCCCTTGCAGGTCGTAATAACCGAGATAAATCCGTTCATTTCCATCTTATCATCACATTTTGCTTTCCTGCGTGCTTTTGCCTTACAAGGCTGTGCCACTTGTATTGGTGCGTTAATCCGAATCTCGCATGATACTCTCCGAGCAAGGCACAAGAATGCTCCCAGGCAGAATCGTGGGAGAACCCAGGGCCACCAAATAATCCCAAGACATAATAGTTCTCCATCATCCAAGGAATAATCTTGGGCGATAAAGCATTTCGGTATTGGAAGTAAACGGGATTCTCGCCACAAAAGGGGTCAATCTTGTATTGGGCGCAAGCGATGTTGAAGGCAAGTTCATCGGGGTAAGTGCCTCCCCAAGGCATTTTAAGCCTATCTATCGGTATGCCATTGTCAATGTTGTCCCTTACTTGCTCAAAGAACTCCGTGAGCTTCTCGCCCTTGCGAAGGAACATAAACGAACTGTTTATGGCCACAACCTCGGCATCATCGTCAAGCTTGTGGAACTCCCAAATGGTATCAAGGGTAGCCCATTGCATCGCGGGGAAATCCGCTCCATCCCTTTTTAGGTTGCCCTTGGGCGTTCCTCCCTTTGGATCATCCCAAGATGTTACCTGGGAATAGAAATATCCGCTCTCTGGCAACGCAAGGAGCATATCAATCAGCGGTTGCAAGGATTTGAGCGCAACGCCATCCGTGTCAAAGTATAGGTTGTTGTCAAAGGCCATATACTTGTCCATCCTCGTCTTGGCTCTGCCTGGGCTGAAACCATAGCCCGAATACAAGTCGTCTTGCTCAATGATGGTGATAATGTCAAAGACCCAATAATTGTGGGGAATCAACATATTCCTTTTGTCGCATATCAACTGAATGGGGAGGTCTCTGTCAAAAGCCTTCACCGATATTGCGAAGTTGTAGGCCATTTCGTGATAAGCTGACTTTCCAAAAGCCATAATCACTATCCCTGTGGTTTTTTCACTCATCTGTGCAAAGGTAAAAAAAAATCCCCGACCAAAGGCCGAGGATTCAAAAAAACCAAACCGAAACTTATGCTCCGAAGATAGCGTCTGCGTTGGAAGGCGCAGTGATTTTCTTGGGTAATTGGTCTGGGCCGAGCGAAGCACGGGCCGTACAGTTGAACATCTGAAGCTCCTTGTTGGAAGCAGGGACATTAACCGGCAGGCACACATAATTCACGGGCTGGGTGATGAACATCACCTCATTGGAACCACACAGGTACAGAATCAAACCCGTTACACGCTTGTTGAGTGCGCTATAAAAGGCAATGGTTCCATCGGTTGTGTTGGCATCCATCCAGGTAGCGGTAAAGTCAAAGCCCGCTAAAAGGCTCTGAGGGCCGCAACCAACGGGGTTGTCAACGTCAACGGGGGAGGCATCGGGTACCGTTCCACGAACATTCTTGATAATTTTGAGGTCTCCCGCAGCGATGGCGGTGGTGTATTTTGCCGCAACGCCGAAGTCAGCGTCCGTTGCAAAAGTTCCCCCAGGGCCAAATGCGTCCTCCTCAAGAATACCAATCGCAGAGATACCGCCACGCTTGTAATCCCCACAAAGTACGAGTTCGTGGTCTGGCAAAGCGGAACAGCCGTATTCTAAATAAGCCATTTTGTTAAAAATTAAAGGATTTCAATCTCGTCATTTATTGGCAGACAGGCCACAACGCACGATGTAATTGCAAAGATAATCATTCAAATGTAAAATCAAACGACTCATCAAACACGCCTTCGCTTGGCTCGGTAGGCTCGCCCGGAACAGGAGGGCCATAAGTTCCGTAAGGATTGTATGGCAAAATCTCCCTTTCGTCTTCGCCAAAGTCTTGGCCCGTAAACCCAACGCAACAAAGTTCCTTGCGGAGGTCTTGCTCCTTAACCTCAATCTCCAACATTGCAGGGGCCACAAGCCTCGTGCGAATCCAAGTAGGGGAGTAAGTCTCCGACCTCGTGAAGTAATAAGCATCCGAATTGCCATCGTTGATATAGAAGAAATCGTGCCTGCAAGCCAATCGCATAAAGTTGTGAACCCACTTGGGAGAGAAGTTCACGACCATCTCCATAAACTCACGGCTCTCCGCATACACGACCCGCTTCTTTCCACGGCTATCTTGATAGGTTATCGTTTCGCCATCGTATTGTGGGTTCCTCAGTTCGCCATAGACCCTCGTAAGGTGCAACCACTCGGTAACGCCCAGGTCCTCGGAAACGGTTGGGTAGGTGAAGCCAAAAGCACACGCCTGCTTATTTGCGGAGGTTTCCTGCCCGGCACCAATCCTCAGCGTGTTGCAGGGGTCTGTTATCCACTTGTACGGCTCAGTGATGCAGAAATCAAGCGATTCATTGGCAAGGCTTGAATCATCCGCATCAAAGCAATAGTCCTTCGTAATCAAAATCCGAAAACATTGTTGGGGGTCGTAATTCAAATCGGCCCTTCGGGTTTCAAAGTGGAAATACTCGTAAAGAGCATTCGCTATGATGGGATAGAAAGGCCCAACGCCCGAAAAGTCCTGCGACATCCTCACGCTATCCACCACCGTCTTGAATACCGAAGAAAGGTTCAGCCTAACGGTCGGGATAAGAACGGGCGTGTAGGCGGTGAGCCTTGATACGGAAATATTGGAAATGGTGTACGAAAATCCAAGGGTCGGCAAGCCTTGGATGCTCAACTTGGCAAAAGTATTCCACGAGGATGTTGTCCGATAGTAGAACGAATGGTCTCCAGGCTCAAGGATTCTGCCCAAATTGACATAAAAGCCCGAATTGTCACGAGCGAAAACGTCAATGCCGCTTGAAACAAACCCTGCTCCGTATGCCTCAACGGTTAGCGAAATCCGATAAACGGTATTTGGCTGATTCATTATTGCCGAACTTGTCTGAAGGATTTGTGAGAACGCATCTAAGAAATTAGCGGGTATATCACTAAACAAAGCCCAAGCATAGCTGAATGTTGCCTTATTGTCTGTCGCACCGCTGGAAGAAAACGCACAAAAAGCAGTATTCCATCCATTTGCAACATATCTTGTAAGTGGTGTCAAACCAATAGCATAGGGAACAAATGAATCGGTTGTACTCGTAAGGAGTTCAAAGTCGGAGTTGAAAACGTATTGCCCGCAGAAAGGGTCATCCACTTGGAAGCTCAATAATTCGGCCTTGTAATCGTCCTGGCCAAGCATAAGGCTTTCCATTCTCGCCTTAAACAAGTCCTCGCAAGGGCCATAAGGGACAACGGTGAGTGCAGGGATAGCATTTTGGCTATCGGCCCTCGTGTTCATCTCGGCCCAATAGTCTATGGCCTCAAGAAGAACGGGTTGTTGGTATTCCCCCGTCTTGCAAGAGTCGCAATTCAACTCATCGGGCGTGAAACAAAAGACCTCAATATCATCAATGTCAAAACGGACATACGGCTCCGGGCCAAGGGACTGAATGAAGAAGTTGGTGGATCCGTTCGGAGACAACGATGAAGTGGCCCCAAGGGGATTCAAAATAACGGGCAGGGAATACGAGCCATTGCCCGTTATGTTCACCGTGCTTAGGCCCTGAGCAATAGCGGCCCCGTAGGTAATGGACTTGCTATTGTAGGAAAAATTGGACACATTAAACCGCACAATGCCGTAATCGCACGCATTTCGTATGCCGAAATCCACAAAAACTGTGGCGTTGGGCGTATCAACAAGGGATAGGAACTCGTTGTAAATAACCGCCTCACAAGAGATGTCCTCAAGGCCAGAGAGTTTGCGGAACTCGCTCTTTGAGCTTTGAGTGCAAGCCCCCCCAAAGTCAAAGGGGGTCGATGTAAACGCCCCATCCTGAATAGACCTTGAGTTGTATCGCTCCCAAGGGGTCTGCTGAAAAAGGCTTGGGCTAAATGGGTAATTGGGCGAATAGTATTGGTCGGTCAGCGGTATGGCCCCATCGCTAACGGCCCGACTTGTATAGATACTCCAAACACTCGCACCGCTACGGCCACCCCAAAAGGTAAGCTTTGAGTCAGCCAAGAATGCCGCCGAACCCTCAATGTCGTAATAGTTGGCATTGGTCAATGCGTCATACGGAGCGACATTCTGCGTTGAAGACGATGGAACGCATACCATTGGTTGATTTGGTGTAATCATTCGGTCAGAAGTTCAAAGTTAGTCATTCCCGTCTTAATGGAGAAAGAAATCTTCTTGATCCACGCCTTGCGGCCATCGCAAAGGATATAGCCAAAAGGGTTGTCAATAATGTCGTTTAATTGAGCGGTCGTGATTGGATATTCAAAAGACAACTCATTCTTCATGTCCGTGTCAATGCCGCTTATGTTCCACCAAGGGAAGGTGTTGTTGGTCTTTGGTATCTTTCTTCCAGACAGCGAGTACCCATTCCTTGTCTTATTGACATGGTTTCTTGCGACAAAGTGGTTAATAACCGAAAAGCAGGTTTCCGCATCGTTATTAAAGGTAATTGTGGCAGGAGGGACTTGCTGTCCTGCCATATTGTACGTTGCCGTGACACCAAGTCTTTTTACGGGATAAAAGGCGATATTGTTGGGGTAACTCGTGGATGATGGCAGCTTCTCGGCCATATAGATGCTCTCATCCGAAATGTTGTCCGACAAGTAGGATGTGTCACTCCAATTAGCGGGGTAAAATGTTGAAGTCGCATTCAGCGAACTATCCGAGCAAGAATCAGTCGTGAAGCCAATGCCCTGATGCAAATAGAAATTCGTGCGTGAACCGGTAAGGCCCGTTTGCAAGGCCGAAAAAACAAAGGTGTCTCCCCTTTTGAACAGCAGGTCCTTAATGTCCTCAAGTTCAAATATCTGCGTTGAGATGTTAAAGGTTTCGGGTTCCGGCTCCACTTGTATGGTGTATGTTCCGTCTGAATTTCTCTTGGGGATAATACACAAATTGAAAAGCGAGTAAACGCCCGTGCTTAAATCGTTGAAGGATACGTTCATCAATTCTTCCCGACCTTCAAACGGAGGGCTTACAAGCGGGTTGGCAGAAGCGTTCTTCGGGCCAGACTTCAATATGTTCCCAGAGGTAAACACGAAATTATGCGCTCCGTAATTAAACTGTGTCTGAATCGTCAAATTGCTTGGGGAAGGGCTTACGGCTGTAAAGTTTATGCTGCTCATAAAGCTTACGCCGGTGGTCTTGTTGTAAAAGTCCAAGCAAGTTATGGACTGAACATTCCAAGGGAATATCAAAACGATTGGCATTCCGCTTGGATATGCTTGGCCTGCGTTGTTTACGGTGTCAGGAACAATAACGCCAATAGGCAAATCACCCCTGTTAACGGCGTTCCTGTTAAAAACATACACATCGGGCCAAGAAGGTGCGTCTATGTTAAATGTCCTTGAGGAGTTTAAGGCTATCGCAAGATTTCTCCCAATATCCCTCTTGGTGATATTCCCTAACACAGTGCTGTCTATGCCTGGGAGATTTATCGTTTCCTCTACAATTACATCATCGCCAAAAATATCGCCCGATATTTTAATCTTAATCACGTACTCGTCAAATTGCGCACTTGGAGGATAATATAGAGGGATAGAAACAAATGGTTTGATGTCAAGAACAACGCTCCAAGTGTCGGGCGTGTAGGTGTATGCGCTGTTTGATAGATAGTTGCTTGTCGCATTGCACTTTCCGTCCGTAATGTACTTGAGAACGTAATCGGTGGTTTCAAGTATCTTGAACCATCGCTTGTTTATCAGCGTTGGTGTATTGGTTGATAAATCATAATACGGGGTCGTTGTTAACGCCCCTATGTCTGAAAGCGAAACGCCGCCATCGGCAGGAGAAGACATACTCTTGCCCCCATTTACGGGAACCTTGGTTTCATTGAATCTTGTAATCCTTCCGATAATTGAATCGTCCTCAATAGAGCAGGATATGGTGCATTTCTCAAGGTTAACCTCCAGGTCATCAACATAAATAATCCCCTTGAAATCCAAGCCGTCTTCGCATTGTTGAACTATCGTGATAGGAACGGTCTTGCATACGGCATCCGAATTAAAGTACGAGTAAAGAATGTCATACCCATCGCCCCAAAATGTAACCTCCGATATAAAGGTGTTGAATATGCCTGGGTTTTGGCTATCTCTGTAAACCTCCACAGAGGCATCCAACAAGTCCATCGGCTCGTTCTTCAATACAACGCCATCAAGCGTTACGACATAGCTCATTTGAATCTCCTTCTGTTTATGACCTTTTCGGTCGTGTTTCGCCTTGACATCGCTTTAGCAAGTTCGTCCACGTTCTTTATCGCAACTTTCCTGTTCTGCTTTAACAAATGCGCTAACTCTGCGGTTTGAAGGTCAAACGAGTTGGTCAAGTTTTCAGCAAACGAATTGCCTACGGCTGAAGAAACATTTTGACTCCCCATTGCATCAATGTATCGCTTGGAAACAAACTCCTCAAAGTTATTGTCACGGATGGCTTGAAGGACGGGCTTGTACCGCTTGGTCTCGTCTGCGGTCATTACCGACTCGCCACGAGAGAGCCTTGCAGGAATGCTGTCGGATGTGCCGGTGCCAGGGCCGTTAATGTCAATCACCCCATCTTTGAACCCCGGAAACTGTTGGGACTGAATGGCGGCAATTTGAGCGGCAAGCGTTGCCGTAATCAAAGCGGCCTGCCAATACTTTTGTTGAGCAATGGCCTTAACGATACCCGAAGCCGCATTAATGGTGGCCTCCAATGTGGCAACCTTCTTCTCTTGCTCAAACCTCTTCTTTTCAAGCTCAAGAGACTTCCTGTTGTATTCCTCCTCGCTAATCAACTTTTGGTCAAGCTGCTCTTTCAACAATATCGCCTCGTTGTTCAAAAGCGTTGACTGATACCCGGCGACCGCAGAATACAGCCCTCCAATATCATCTATAACCTCTCCGACTTGGTTTAAGTCAAGGCTTGATATGGCTTTCTTTCCTGCTTGTTCAACGCCCGAAAGGGCTTTGGCTAATTGGGCCAAGGCTTCAAAGTCCCCCGTTTGAGACATCGCCTCTTTGATGTCGTTAGCCATTGCCTCAAATTGTTGCTTTACAATGGCCCTTCTCCGTCTGTATGTGTCTAATTGCGTTTTCTCAATGAGGTCATTGGCCTTTTGAATCAGCTCAACTATTTTCTCGTTGGATGCAACGGAGTCATCAACGATTTCCTTGTTTATGTTTTTGAGTTGGTTTTTAAGCTCCTCGTTAATAAGGGCTATTTTTGCCGCCTTCAACTCCTCGGAGTCGGTGGATATTCTGACCTTAAACTTTTCAAGCTCGGAAACCTGCAAGGCCAACCATTCTTCGGCATTGGCTCTCGCTTGCGTTCCTTCTTCCGTGGTTTCAACGAGATTCTTAGCGGTAACGATGGCTAACTCAAGCTCGTCCTCCCTTTGTTTTCTAATCTCCTTGTCTAACTTCTGAAGGGCATCAACGCTCGGCACATAAACTCCTTCCTCAATGACCTCGGCAACATTCGGGTCAAATGAGCCAATCATCTTTCGGGCCTTCTCCAGGTCTTTGTCAAGCTTTGCAAGGCTTAATCCCATCGCTTGTGGCGTGTCCCTTTGTTCAATCTTGGCTAGGTTCTTGCGTGCCTCAATGACTTTTACGAGTTGATTGTAGTAGGCCGTGGTTCCTTCGGTCGTGGCTACTAGCCTCGTTTCTTCGGCGGCCAGCAATTCTTTGGCGGCGGCGATTTCGGCCTTTTTGGTATCTGCTGAAACTTTTTCTTGCTCCTCTTCTCTTTTTTGAGATAATTGCCCAATGGCCGTAATAAGCCCCTGAGTAAACTCTATCTCCCTCTCCTTCTGCTTGACCAGCTCCTTTTGTTGTTTAAGGGCTTCTTTTGCCCCAACGACATCAGCCATGCCCCTCATCCCTGCGGTTCCTGGCTGTCCGACATTGGCTGTCCTTGCTTTTTTAAGAGCAATTTCTCTTCTTTCAAGTTCCTTGTTTAACTCCTCAAGCTCCTTTCGCTGCTCTGTAATCCTATCCGTTTCGCCACTAATAGCTTTTTCGGCGCTTACCCCTTGCTTTGCGTAAAGTTCCGCCCTTTGTTTTATCCTATTCTCAATGTCCTTTTGCTCCCTTTCAGCCTTTGCCGTTTCTGCCGCACGGACAATTTCAAGTTTCGCTAATTCAGAATCAAAAGCCGCAAAATTGCCACTTGCTGCAAGCGCTCCAAGACGAACAAAGTCTTTAAATCCCGCCTCCATCATCGTGTTTAAGCTTCCGAAGAAATCGGACAAAGTGTTTGCAACCGCTTTGGTTGGCAAGAAATTGGCCAAGGCCAACTTGAATCGGTCAAGTTGGGTCGTTACCCTGTTAATGGATGCGTCAAGCGAGTTCTGCTTTCCCGAAAGGGCAGGGGCAAAAACCTCCTCAACGACATTGGCAAATTCGGGCAAGATTTCAGCGGATATGATTTTGCCGTCCTCAAGCAATTTAGTGAACTGCCTGTTGGTAAGCTCTTGCGCTGGGTGAAGGCGGTTGTATGCCTTGGTCATCAAGTCGGATGCGCCAGGCAATGCCTCGCCAAGCTGCCTTCTTAATTCTTCCGCCGCAACCACACCCTTGGACAACATTTGCTGCAAGGCGTAAAAGGAACGCTGCGTCTGAATTGAGCTTGCGCCGGAGGCCCGCAGAGCAACGGCCACCTTGCTAAACATACCCTCGCTTTCGGAGGCAGAAAATCCAGCCATCTTTGCAGCAATACCAAAACTCGCAAAACCTTCGGCAAGAGATGTAAATTCAATACCCAAGCGAATGGACATTTCACGGAGGCGATTAAATGCAAGCGTACCACCCGTTGCGGAGTCAAAGACGAAGTTGATTCGGTTTTGAAGAATCTCCATTTTTCGCTCAACATCCACGATTGATTTGGCAAAGCCAACAACGGAATCAATGGCAAAGTAAGCGGCCACTCTTGCGGCAACACGCTTGAGCAAAGAGTCAAACACGGTAATACTCTGCTTTACCGAGTTGACTTGTTGACCCATTCGGTTAAAGCTATTGGTCGTGTTGTTCAGTTGGGCATTGACCTGGGTGAGGTTCGTGTTCACCTGGGCCAAGACATTGACCGTGGTGTTGAACGAGTTGTTGATGTTGTTAATCGTACTCAGCCCTTGGGCCGAGGCGATGTTGGAAATAGCTCTGGCAGCGGCGGCTGCGGCGGCAGATAGGTCTCTATTTTTAGCGATAAGCTCGTCAAGCTTTCGCTTCATATCGTCTATATTCGCATCGTAACTTACCGATATTTTATCAGCCATTGGTGTCTTGTTTAGCTTTGCGTTGCCTTTCCTCTTGGAAATGCTTGAGCAAAGTTAAGACATCCTCAACGGATGTTTTCATATACTCCTTGTAGAGGAATATATCGCCCCTCGCTAAGAAAACGAAGAACTCACGCCAATTTAAGTCGTTGAGGTAGAGTT